GGAGATGATTTCGCGGTCTCGCCATTTTCGCGCAATTCAAATTGGCCGACCGAAAACCGAAGCGCGGCCGTTGGAACTTGTTTTTGACTCATTGGATCTCCGATTCGGTTGCGTCTTCGGCATCATCCTCGGAGGAAGATTCATCCTCGCGTTGCATTGTCGATTGCGCCGTGGAAACGCCGGGAAGAATGATCGAAACGCCTCGGCCGCGAGCGTATTCGTTCGCCTTGGCGATTTCATCGATGTTGTCATAAAAGTCGGTTCCGATTGCGCGGCATACTCGTTGCGGCGTATCGAGACCGGCGGCAATCGCGGCCGCATGCCCGGAAACCTCCTTGGCCGGATCCCACCAAGGCACTCCGTCCGGAACCCACTCCCAATAAAGATCTTGGAACGCAACTCCTCGCGGCAAAACCAAATCGCCATCGGCGATTGCCATGCCAAGCCGCCAAGAGGTTATTTCGTCGAGCAATTCCGACAAATCTTGTTGTTTCGAGCGGCATGCCTTGAGGTATTTAATCATCGAGCCGCGCGAACCGTAGAAGTTCGTAAAACTCTCGTCGAAGAACGAGTAGGGCAAATCCAATGACTTCAAGGCAACGTGGATAATCAACTTCAAAAATTGCACGGTCTCGGTTGCCGGTGATCGCGATTCGAGGAACTCGGCGCGATCGCCCGGATTGAGATCGAGCATTTGCGGACCTCCCGCAAAATTGACTTCGTATCCGGCGTCCGGAATGGAATCGCCATTGGTATCAAGCATTGGCTTGACTCCATCGAAAGCATCCGTTGCGTCTCGATAGAAAACCAAGCCGAAGAGTTGCGATACCTTGATTTTGGCAAGCGCGTAATCAATTCCTTCGTAGACATCTTGGAGCGAATTGAGCGCGGACGCGATTGGCGAAATTCCTCGAACTTGATCAAAGCGATCATAGAATCCATGCGAGAAAATCGAGTCTTCCGGAACAACTCGCCCAAAGGAAAGTTGGCCGTTGCCATCGCGGTTGCAAATGCAATATTCCTTGGCAATCCCGGAGCCGGTGAGGCGAATTCCGTTTGTCCATTCGCTTGGATCAAAGCCGCCCGGCATATCGGACGGAGTTGCAATCCGATCGCCTTCGATCGCTTGGAGCTTGCCGCGCGAAACGCCATCGCCTCCAAGTTTGAGAAAAAAAACATCTCCGTCCACAACGCGCCGCGCTTCCGCGAGGCGAATCATGCGCCGGAACGGATGTTGTTTTCGCACGTCGCATTGATACTTCGATCCCCATCGCGTCATGAACGATTCAACGGCAAGATCAATTTGATCATCGCCGGTTCGCGATTGAAACGCAAAGGAGGAGACGTAGTTTAAATGCATGCGAATTGCCCAAGCGGCAATCGCAAAATTGCGTTGCACGTCTTGCGCCGTTGCCGCAAGCGCTCGCCGATCGCGATCCTTGAGAACGGCATCTTCGCTTTTGACTCGCGCAACCGGAGGTTTCCGGCGTCCGCGAGGATTGAGCGCGTCATAACCGGAGATCGACGAAAAGAATTTTCGCGCGGCTTCGATCATCAATCAAACCCCAATCGGATCCGCGCGATCCTTGGGCGAGCTTTGCCAGCATTCACGGAAGCGTCATCTTGCGATTGCAATTCGGCAAGACGCTTGCGCACGCTATCGAGATCGTACGAAGTCGATAACCCATCCGTAGATACGGACGAAGCGCCGGAGTTTAGAATTGCTTCGAGCGCGGCAATTTCGATCGAGTAATCAGGCATGTTGCTAACATTGCAAGAACGGCAACATGCGCCAATAGATCATATCCAACATCCGGATTTAATGTTGGGAATTGCAATTAGATGAATTGCCGCTTCTTTACTCGGATGAATTGTCCACACTCGCATTGGCGGTTTTGCCAAATGATCCGGTTGTAAACGAAGCCGTCTTCCGCAATATGTTCGTAGGTAAGCATGGCCGGGCGATAGGGGCTCTCCAATACTTTGCTTACAGTTCGCTTGCATGCTGGACATTGAAGATCATTGACTATCACCAATTCGTAGGGGCGCTTTCCGGCGCCGGGCGGTCGGCCCGGTCCGCGCTTGGCCGGAGCGTCTTCCGGTTCGCTTGGCGATTGCGAGGAGTCTTCCATCTCGATGGACGGCTTGGCTTTCGGCGGTCTTCCGCGCTTGCGAGGAATCGCGTCGGGATTAGATTGAAAGCGATCTTGTTCGTCGCATTGGTCGTTCCGGTTGTCGTTCGCTTGGTTGCTCATTTGCTTTTGCTCCTCGAATGATGCCGCAAAGAGCGGCCGAAACTTGCGTCCCTACAAGGCAATCCCAAAAATGGTTATCCGGCGAGAACGAAGGCAAATCCCATTCGTCAACGATACGACCGCGAGCTTCCACGCGAACCGCGCGCTCGGCCGCAAGATGCTCGGCAAACATTTGATGATGACTTTGTTGCTCGCGATACAAAACGATCGACGATTGATGTCCGATCGGCGTTAATAGCGCTTCGTGAACTTGCGACTTCCAATAATTCGTATCGTAGAAGCAAGACGGATAGAGACGCCGATCCGGCTTTTGCACGACAAAATAATGTCCTCTCCGAACGCCGCGCTTCTTGATCCATTTGTGAATTGGCGCGTCTTTCGCGCGAATGCCAACTCCGTAAGATGGCATCCAGTTGGGAGCCATCGCGGCGCGAATCCCGGCTTCCACGCAATCGGTTTGATAACGAGCATCAACCATGCCGCGATCAATGCGCATGGACGCTCCATCAAGCCGAGGAAAGCTACGTTCCGCGAGCGATCGTATGCAATCCGCGATAGCTTGTTTTAATGCGGAAGTCGCATCGAAGCCGGAATAGGTTTCGGTCAACTCGCGTTTGATATCGGTAAGTTTGAAAAACCGCCGATTTTGTTGCGGCCAAACTCCGTAATCCACAATTTGCCCGGCGCCGGTTTGTGTCCATGCGGTAACGACCCAATACAAAAGGCGCGATTGCACGTCAACGTGCGCGGTCAAAACCGTTGCTTCCGGAGGAACTTGGCCGCGCCGAACATCGCTCATCCTTCGGACGAGATCGAGCGAATTGAGTTCCGGCAAATCGCTTGCAATATTCGCATCGGGCGAGTTTTGTTTCTCGGCCATGAACGATCGAGGATCCGAATAGTAATCGTCCATCGCGGATTGAATCGCCGAGAGTCGCCCGGGAGAAATCCGCGCTGGCCAATACACTTGCGAACCGTCATCCATTTCGGCGCGATGATCTTTGTAAAACTTGTTCGCCGCGCCGCTTGGCGCTTCGCCTAACAACTCTTCGCGCCGAATCCCGTCATAGGTTTCCCAAGTCGCAAGATTCTTCGGCCAACTCTTGATCATTTGAACCTTGATCGCATGCCAAGTTGCGTTGCGATCTCGGTCCAAAAGCCGATCGGCAAGATCTCCGCGATAAATGACCGTGCAAGCGCACAGTGCCGCGATCGACTTGCCCGGCCCGGCCATTCCCATAATATCGCCATTGAGAATATCTTCGCGTTCTTGGTTTTGCACGGTTGATTTCGCCGATCGCCTTGTTTGCGGATCGTCGATCAAAACGGCATCCGGGCGAATTTGCGATCCATCCGGAAGCGTCATCACGCCACCTCGGACGGCCGCGCCGGTGAGACCTCCTCCACCAATCACCAATCCGGCATTGCCTCGCTCGATCGATTCTTGCGATGTTGCAAAAACGATATTGGTGGAACTCCATCCGATATAGGAGGGAGCGCCGCGAATCGTCTGGAAGTTCGCCCGAATCGGAACGCGCTCCAAAGCGCGAATCGGGTGGATGACCTCGGGAAAATCCGCCAAAAGAAGATCGTTGGTCTCAAGAACGATTTTAATGCCGCGCAACAACGACTTAAATTTGTGATCGTCGGCCGCGAGGAGCATCGGATACCGGCGATGCCCGTAGAGCGCGGCCCAAATTTGCGCGCGTTGAAAAATGGTCGTCTTGCCGCTTCCGCGCGGCATCGCGGCCGCAACTTGTCCGCCTTCCAAAAGTACTCGTTGCGTTTGCTCGATCAAATATAAATGGTCATCGCCAAACGCGAGCGGAAACGCTTCGGCGTGATAGGTTGTCAAATAGCGAAGGAGATCCAAGCGGCAAGACTCGCGCCGCTCCGGATCCACGATCGCCGGAGGCGGACCGATTTCCTTTACGTGCGCTTGGTGATCGCGAGACGCTTGCGCGGCTTGGCGACGATTTGCCTCCGAATCCAAATCCCTTCCGGACGCGCGAGCCGCTTCGCGAATCGTTCTTCCGAGTTCACGCCGCTTTAAAATCAAATCATCGAGGTTGTCAACCATGCAAGCAAAAAAACCTAAGAATTGGCATTATGTTGGT